GCGCGCGAAATGTCCGGACGAACGCGGACTACCAGCACGTCGCCGGGCCTGACCACCAGCGTGTCGGCGATGACGTCGATTCCGTCAGCCACGGCGCACGTTCCGCCGCTCGCCGGGAGCGGCGGTGGCCTGCTCGACCGGCGGGTCGTTGTAGCCGGGCGGCTCGGCGCTGTACCGCATCCCGTACCGCGCGTCGGTCGAGAACAGCGTCGGGGCTGCCTTCACCACCGGGTCGTCGGCCGCCCAGTGCTCACCCTTGTTAACCAGGACGACGCCGCAGTCCTGGGTCGGTATCTGCGCGGTATCCACCGCGTAGACCACATCCATCTCTTTACCTCCCACGTAGGTGAGGCGGCCCGGAACGTGGGTCCGGGCCGCCCCGTCTATCAGCAGTAGCCGAGATCGGCCAGCTGCTTGCTCAGGTCGGCGACCTTCGCCTCGTCGCCGTTCATCTGCGCCGTCTGCAGTTCCGCCATCAACTGGTGGACCGCCGGGTCACCGGACTCGCTCGCGCGGGCCAGCACCGGCTTGGGGTCGGGCGCCTTGCGGGTTTCCGGCTTCGGGTCGGGCATCAGCTCGACACCAGCAGCCGGAACGCGAGGTCGTTCGCCGACGACCCGCCGATGCGGGAGTAGGCGAACAGGCCGCGCTGGCCGGTCGGCATGCCGTAGGCGGAACCGGCCGTGGCCTGCTGGAAGATCTGCGGGATCAGCTCGACCGACATGCCGCCGCGGCGGGCGATCACGTAGTTCGAGAAGTCGCCCGCGATGGCGTAGCCCTCGGTCGCCGTGGTGACCGTGGTGGTGGTCGGCATGTACGGCGACTCGTAGACCGGCCGCTGGAACAGCTCCTCCACCGCGCCCTGCGGCAGGTTCACCGTGTACGCGTGGTACACGTTGGCCGCGCCGAGCTGCCGGATGGAGTTGTTCACGGCGACGTTCATCAGCCACGACGCGTTGCGCCGGTTGCGCTGCGGGATCGCCTGCCACACGTTGTACGGGTCGTTGACGGTGATGCCCGGGTTGGTCGCCACCTTCACCCGCACGTTCGTGTTCGCCGACAGGCAGGTGAGGATGCCCTTGGGCTCGCCGGTGCCGGACCCGCGGGTGAACTTGTCGACCAGCAGCTCGTCGTAGCCGGACGCCAGGAGCGCCTGCATCTCGCTCGCGAAGCCGGGGTAGTCCATCCCCACCTCGATCGAGTACGGGATGAAGCCGCGGGCCATGAACACCGACACGATCGGCTGCGCCAGGGTCGGGCTGTCGTCGCTGACCGCCGCCGCCTCGGAGTCGAACGACCAGGACACGCCGGCCGAAGAGACGCCCTTCCAGACGTTGGTGTTGACGTCGACCTGCTTCGCGATGGACAGGAACGGGTTGCCCGACCCCTGCGCCGTCATGATGATCGACGGGTCGATGAACACCGGGATGCCGAAGCCGCCCGCGGTGGTGGTGCCCTCGCTCGCCGCCCGGTACTCCTGGTAGGCGCGGACCGCCTGCCGCTCGTCGTCCGACAGCAGACCGACCGCGTTGGGGTCGGTGACGAGCTTCATCCACGCTTCGCGGTAGTGCTCGTTCTCGGTGACCAGGATCCGCCGGGCGATGTCCGGGTTGCGGCGGATCTGCTGCTCGACGTGGTCCTTCTCGTCGGAGCGCAGGTGCGACGCGGCGTTGCGGTCGTCGAGCGTCCGCAGGGCACGGTCGCGGGCCTCGGCGTTCGGCATCCGGCGCACGTCGCCGTACGCGTCGTCGCCGCCGGTCTTGATGTTCGCCAGGGCGCGCTGCACCGCGGCGGGCTTGCGGCGGAAGATCTCCTGGATGTTGCGGTGCTCGTCGATCTTCGCGATGGCCTTGTCGCGCAGCTTCAGGCCGTAGTCGAACGCCTTCTGCTCGTCGGCGCTCTTCTCGCGAAGCTCGCCGGTCTCCTCGTCCTGGTGCAGCGAGCGCAGGTGCGCGTCGAGGACCTCGACGTAGCGGGCCAGCTCGTCGGGGGTCTTGCCGCGCAGCTCGTCGGGGGTGGAGTCGCCGGCGAGCGCCGTGACGTCCTTGCCGCGGAGCTCTTCGAGAATGTCGGTCACAGGATGCCTCTCAGGCGAAGCGCGTCGGAGTCGGCGCGCGAACGGGTCGGAACGGTTGGCCGCTCGCCGTTTCCTGGCTGCGTACCTGCAGGGTCATCACCGTCGGCGCTCCGCGCGCCGGCAGTGAGGTCAAGGCCCGCGTGAGAGCGGAGCTCTTCGGCGAGCTCGCGCAGCATCAGGCGGTGCTCGTCGGGGGTCAGCTGCGCCAGCAGCGACCGGACACCGACGGAGGTGGAGTCGTAGGCGGGGAACACGACCGGGCCGAGTTCGAACAGCGGGTCGACGCGCAAGATCGTGCGCTTCAGCGGCCCGCGGTCGCCCGGATTCCACAGCAGCTGGTCGAGTTCCCCTGCGTTGACCTTCGCGCCGGCAGCGTCGGTCCACTTCTCCTCGGCGACGGCGAACCGGAACGACATGCCGGTGATCGCCTGGCCTTCGATGGCCTGCCGGATCGGCTCGACCAGGTCGTTCTCGAACAGGCGGGCCTGCACGAACAGGCCCTGCTCGTCCTCGCTGAGCTGCTGGATCGAGCCGATCGGCACCGAGCCGGTCCGGGCATCGCGGCCGTGGTCGAACTGGAGCACCGGCATCCGGGAGCGCAGCGTCCGCTTGAACGCGCCGGGCGCGATCTCCTCGTCGAACTCGCCCTCCCACGACATGATCCGGGTCGGCGTGTTGAAGACGGCGGCGTAGCCCTCCAGGGTGCGGCCGTCGCCGGTGTCGCCGGTCGCGCGGAACTCGGCCGCGCGCAGGCAGATCGGCGGGGCTTTCGTCAGCGTGGTCACGCCGGCCCTCCTGTCGTGGTCGGTGGCGGCGGGTTCGAGCCGGGGAGCTGCAATTGGACGCTCACCAGGCCCGAGTGGATCAAAAGGGACATGTCCTGGCCGATGACGGCGGATTTGGCGGACTCGGGCGTGAAGCCCTCGCGGACGAGCTGGCCGATGGTGGTCGCGTTGATCTGCGCGATCTCGGCGGCGTCCTTGGCGTCCTCGCGCAGGATCGGCATGTCGGCCGTGTCGAACCACAGCTCGGCGTCCTGCTGGCCGGTCCGCGGGTTCTTCGGACGGACCATGATGGATTCGATCGACGCGCACAGGTCCTGCAGCGACGGGTAGATCCACGAGTCGGCGAAGATGCGCCGGGCCATGCCGAAGTTGCCCGCGTTCAGCGACGACCCGGCCAGGCCCTCCGAGATGCCCAGCAGCGGCGCCGGGACACGGCCGAGCATCGCGATCCGGGTCTCACCCGCACCCTGGGTGGCCTTGAAGTCCAGCTGCTTCAGATCGGAGCCGACAACCGTCGCATCCGCGCCGGCGGCCAGGTACAGCGTCCGGTAGGCGTTCGCCACGCCTGCGTGGCCCCGTTCGAGCTGATCGACGATCTCCTTGAACTGCTCCTGCGACGCCGCAGAGATGCCCTTGACCACCATGTTCGGGGTGGCCCCGTTGGTGAAGAACTTCAGCTTGTGCTCGGTGGCCGCCCGGTCGCCCTGGATGTCGGTCAGCGCGGCGGTGATCCACGACTGGCCCATGCCGGGGCAGGCCGGGTCGGGGATCTGCGACCAGTGCGCGAACTCGTCGGGCAGCAGCGTGTTCATCTGCCCGCGGCCGACCCCGATGCCGCCGTTCTGGTAGACGAGGCCGAGAAGCTCGCCGTCCAGCGCGGTCGCCGCGATCTCCTCCGGGTCCTGGTTCGACCCGAAGATCAGGCCGCACCAGTCCGGGCGAAGCACCCGAAGCCGGTCCGGGCGGCGCGCCACGAACGCGTTGCCGGCCAGTCCGGAGTGCCACTCCATCGTTGCGACCAGGTCGCCGGTGGTCGCCTTCGGCCACGGCCGCTCGAGCACGCCGAGCTCCCGGTTGCCGAACAGCCGGCGAGGTGTCGGCGACGACGGCAGGTTCCGCCAGGTGAACCGCATCCCCGACAGCACCAGCGCCCGGACCATCTGAGCGGCGAACGCCGGCGGGCACCAGCGCAGCGCCGCCTCGTAGCCGGGCAGGGTCGCGGCGATCCGCTGGACCTTCTGCCCGGCCATGGTCTGGGTCAGGCCGGTCACGGTCTGGTTCAGGCCGACCGGGTAGGTGGTGCCGTTGTACTGAAACTGCGACGGGATCAGGTATTCGCCGAGCCACTGGTCGGCTGAGAAGCGGCTCTCGTCGCGACCGCGGGCAGCGGCAATTCTTTCCAGCAGGCCCACCGGTCACTCCGTTTCTGTCACGTGCGAGCGGCGGTGCGGGCCTCCTGCCAGCCCACCTTCACGGCGGCGGCACACCAGGCCGCGACGAGCCACAGCCCGGCGGCGGCCTTGTAGCTGATCCAGCCCAGCCCGAACAGCAGTCCGGCGATCACGGTCAGGACGGTGCGCCAGAAGTGGATCTGCCGGGCCTCGACGGTGATCCGTTCGGTCAGGGCCTCGTCGAAGAACGTCATGGGGTCTCTCTCTCAGCGCCAGGACGCGAAGAACGGCTGGACCTGCTCGGGCTGGCGCGACACGACATGGAATGCCTTCGCGGCGCCGGACAGCGGCCCGATGTCGGCCGCGGATCGGCGATGGAACACGCGGGTGTCGCCGACGGGCCGCCAGGTGGCCTGCTCGACGGCGATGTTCGTGGCGGCCTGGTTGCCGTGCCTGATCCGCCGGTCCACCAGCGCGTCGTAGAACGCCCCGTCGGCCTGCGCGGCCTCCCGGCCGGTCATCAGCACCGGTTCGATCCCGGCCGCTTGCAACCCCTGGATCAGCGACCCCTCGGCCGCGCCCGGGTCCACGACGATCGCCGCCGGCCGCCAATCCGCGTTCAGCGCGAGCAGCCGGTCCGGCATCCACGCCGTACCCGGCCGGTAGTCGATCGACTCCACCTGCACCAGGCCGTCGCCGCGCAGGATCGCCGCGGTGATCGCACCCTTCGTGCGCTCCGGGTTGATCGTCGGGCAGAACACCACCGGCGAACGGTCCTGGCATTCCGTATCGGCCAGGTCCGTCCACAGCGCCAGGTCGATCGCGGCGTCCCGGGTCCCGTCCGCCCAGATTCCGAGCCGTTCACGGGCGAACTCGATCTCCGGCAGTGCCGACCGCTCGGCCTCGACGAACTCCGCCTCGATGCGGATGCCGAGGCCGGGGTTCGCCGACGCCCAGGCTTGCGGGTCGTCCAAGTCGGCGTCGGCGGGCGCCGACCATTCGAAGTACGCCAGCCGGCCGGACGAGCCTTCCTCGCCGCGCTTCTTGACCCGGGCGAGGACCTCGGAGTCTTCCTTCCCGGCGCTGGACGCGTACCAGACCTGCGGGTTCGGGCGGGCCGCCATCGTCGGCAGCAGCGCGCCCATCGCCGAGCCGGGCAGGTTGTACGCCTCGTCGAGAATGACCACGTCGCCGGAGAAGCCACGGCCCGAGCCGGTCGAGCGGGCCACGAACCGAAGCCGCGCGCCGGACCGGAGTTCGATGCCCTCGTCCCCGTG